ATGAACGAGCATGATTCACGCCTGATTATCCAGTGGCGCACATCGCAATTCGCGCAATCGCTGTCAAAGCGGACGGTGACCGAGCGCGCCGCGATTCTGCACCGATTCGCCAACACGATGGGCGTGTCTCCCAGTGAGGCCACGATGGACGATCTGGTCGAATGGCTGGCCAGCGGCGAGGACTGGTCGCCCGGGACCCGGAACACCTACTACCGCGCCATGCGGGCATGGTTTCTGTGGTTGCAACGCACGGGCCATCGGATCGACAACCCGATGATCAACATCACCTCGCCTCGCGTCCCCCGAGCGGAGCCGAAGCCGTTGTCCGACGACAACCTTCGCCGAGTGCTGGCGGTGCGGATGCACAAGCGCACCAGGGTGATGATCATCCTTTACGCCCTCGTTGGAATGCGGTGCGCCGAGATCGCGAAGATTCGGGGTGAGAACTTCGACCTCGTTGAGCGGACCGTCACGTTCACCGGGAAAGGCGGAGTGAAATCGACACTCCCCCTGCATCCACTCGTCGTCGACGTCGCGTGGATGATGCCCCGGGAAGGCTGGTGGTTCCCGACCAATTCAAGCCGGCCGGAGGGTGGGCATATCCGAGGAAAGTCGGTTGGTCACATCATCAAACAGGCAATCGTCCGGGCTGGCGCCCAAGGCTCGGCCCATTCCCTTCGGCACTGGTTCGGGACCGCGCTCGTCGACAGTGGGGTCGATCTCCGCACGACGCAGGAATTGATGCGCCACGCGAGCCTCGCCACGACGGCGAAGTACACGAAGGTCAAGGATCAGCGAAAGGTCGAGGGGATTCATCGACTCGACCCCTGGAAGACGGCGGCCTGACCGAGCGAACGAATTATCCGAAACCCGGCACACGCCGGGCGGAGGGCCGAGTAGCGTTCCGCAAACGTTGACCCGCGCGTGACAGCGTGCGACACAACCGAAAAGAGCCCCGCACCTGCTGTCACAGGCCGGGGCGACGGACCCAAGAATGGAGTCTTGGAGTCATGCGTAACCGTACGCTCATCGGCGCTATCGCGGCGCTGGCAATCATCGCATTCACTGGAGCTGGGTGCGCGAGCACCGATGCCAATCAAGTATCGGAGTCCGGAACCCCCGCTGCCGCGGGCGCGCCCGAGAAGAAGAAGACGTTCCCAGTGGGAGCGACAGTCGACGTGTCCGACTCCGGCAACGCAGCCCGCATCACGATCGCCGACCTCCAGCAGGGGCAGGCCAGCGAGTTCGCCGATGTGAAGGGTGAACTCTGGCAGGTCACCGCGACGATCCAGGGCACAAAGGGGACGTGGGAGGTGAATCCGCTCTACTTCTCGGCCGCAACCAACGACGGCACACACCTGGAGGCCTCGCTCGGTGGGGCCGCCGAGCAAATCGGCACGGCATCGATTCCGTCCGGCCAGAAGACGTCCGGCGCGGTTGCATTCGACGTACCCGCCGGCCACACGATCCAATCGATTTCCTTGACCGGCCCTCTCGGCGAACCACTGGCCACCTGGACCGCCAGGTAGAACTCGACGACCCAACGAACGAACGAACGAAAGACCCCCGAACCCAGGCAAGGTTCGGGGGTCTTTCGTTCGGTCTTTCTTCGGATTCAGGCGTAGATCGCGACCGTCTCGGCGACGAGGTCCTGCGCCGAGATCCGCCGTCCCGCACGGCCATACCAGCGCCGTTCGGTGTACGCGCGGGTGTGTTGGCCGTCGAACAGGTATCCGCGCAGCCACGCGGGCGCCTCGGCGTAGGACTGCCAGAACGTCGGCTCCCACCACTGCGCGCGAGCCTGCCGAGCCTCCATCCCGTCGAGCTGGGCCACCATGTGGTCGAACCAGACGTGCGGGTCCCCGAGGCTGAAGGTGCGGATCTGGTCGGCGAGCGGACGCAATGGCGACTCGGCCGGCATCGAGGTGATCCCGTCGACCGGGTTGGCGATCTCGTACACGTCGATCCCGGCCGGCCACGCGGGGTGTGCGCCGTCGAGGCCGTAGCCGAACGACGGCCGCCCGTACGACTGGGCGGCCCGGCGGGCAGGGTTCGCGATGTTCACGACGGCGAGCACGGTGCAGTCGCGGTAGGCGCCGCGGGCCCTCGCCGCGAGGAAGTCGCTGACGACGAGCGCACCGAGGGAGTAGCCCGCGAGCACCACGAGGTTCGGCGTCGACCGGATCGCCGCCGCGAGGTTCGTCACGCCTTCGCGGCGCGACTGCGCCTCGCTCACCCCCAGCACGTTGCCGGTCGGGTTGAAGCACGCGATCGACGCCTCGTAGTCGAGGTCGACCCACTCGACCCGGTCGCCGAGCTTGAGCGCCGGGACGCTGAGCATGTTGGTTGCGCTCCAACGACGCTCGGCGGTGCCCCGGACGGTGATGAGGGTGATCGCGGTCATTTGCGCCCCGCCCACTCACGCAGCGTGTCCGCCCACAGTTGTCGCTGAGTGCGGGTGTCACCGGCCCTGGCGCGGGCCTCGCGCCCCTCTTCCTGGTACCGGCGCAGCATCAGCCATAGCCACACCATCGCGACCGCGCCACCGACATAGATCACCAGCCGCACATAGTGGCGGCCCGGGTACTCCGAGCCGGTCGACACCGACACCGCCACCTGTAGCACCACCAGCGTCCACAGGGTGGACTTGAGGGCGTAGACCTTGCCGAGGTTCGACGCCCACCATGGCGACTTCACCACGTACTGCACGGTGAACACCAGTTGCTCGAACGCCAGGACGCAGATCGCGATGTCCGCGATCATCTTCGCCGTCATCCCACACCCCCGAAGGCTGCCCGCATCGCCTCCGCGAACCCGTTCTTGACCAAGTCTTTCCTCAAGCTGTCCCCGACTTTCTGTGCCCGCGCGTCGGCCCGCTCCGCCTCTTCTCGACGGTCGCGGGCCGCGTCGGCCTTCTGTTCCATGCGATCGGCACGAACCCGCGCCTCGGCGATCTCGCGTTGCCACCAGAACTTCATGGCGCGTGCTCCTCGGCGATCTGACGCATCGCTGTGACCATCGCCTGCTGCACCTCGGCCGTGGCCGTCGAGACGGCTGCGGCATCGGCGAACTTCGCGATGCTCTTCTGGTTCTCAACGTCGCGGCGTTCTGCCGCCTCCAGTTCGCGGTCGCGGATCGAGATCAGCTCACGGTGGGTGACACCGAGCACGATCCACCCTTTGACCAACGCGATGGCCGTGGCTGTCGCGACCACGAGGATGATCGACACCACGCCGACCCCGTTCCACGCGGCCGGCGACAGGAAGCTCACGCGCTACAACCGATCGTCATTCCGCGACCGGGGCGTTCGGGTCGGCGATCCCTTGGGCGTTGCCGGTGAATGCCGACGTGCTGGCCGTGTTGGCGTTCATGATCCCGCCGGTGAGTCCGGCCAGTGCGGTCGACACGACCGGGAGCCATATCCCGACCTGCACCTGGGATGCGATGCCGTAGCCCAGGAGCCCGAGCTGGACGGCGCCGACCGCTGCGTACAGCAGAGGGCGCAGGGTCGAGATCGATCGGGCGCGGACGAACGCGATCAGGGGCGCGAGGAACGCCGTCACGATGCCCGCCCAGAGGGCCGACTTGTCACCGGTGGCAACTGCCCCGATGGATGCGCCGGCCGTCGCGGTCGGGAGGGCGGTGTAGGCGATCGAGATCCAGTCGGTCGTCGCCTTGAGTCCGAGCTTCTCGAGAATGGTGCTGCTCACGGTCAGACCCCCAGCTTCTTCGCGAGGGCCTCGACGGTGCGCTTCAGCGCTGCGAGGCCGTCGCGCACGGTGTTCTCCGACTTACCGTCGGCCGCCTTGCCCATCGAGGAGTCAGGTCCCCACAGGTTCGGGCCGAGCTGGTCGGCGATCCACCGCACCTTCGTGAGTAGTTCTTTCTGCTCTGCGTCGTTGAGTGCAGCCATGATGTTGTTTCCTCCGTTCACGCCGCACGCTGCGGCGAAATCTGTGGGTGAGAGATCGGTCAGGTTCATGTCGCAGTTGCCGAACGGCGCGCAGCCCTGCGGGCCGGGTCCGTACCCCTGACCGTCGGTGTACTGCCACGCGATCTGATTGGGGTAGTTCGGTTTTGTGCGCGAGTAGCCCGCGACGACCAGCCGAGTGTCCCTCGGCTTATGTGGCCACAGGGAGTTGAGATCGCCCTGGTTGCCGTAGGCGACGACGCGGCGCCGGTCGCCGAGGAATCGGGCGAGGCCGTCGATGAGGTTGTTGATACCGGCCGATTGGTTGCCGCCGATCTGGCCGCCCCACGACTCGACGTCGACCATCGCGATCAACTTCGGGTGCGGGGTTCCGACCTGCGCTGTGAACGTGTCGAGGGTCTGTTGCCAGTTCTGGCGGTAGACCATGTAGACGAGGAAACAGTCGAGCTTGCCCGCGTCGGCCGCGCGGCGACACCACGCGTAGTTGTTGGCCCACTTCTGATCTCGGTAGGTCCCGTCGTTGGATCGGATGCAGAGCATTCGGTACGGGTAGGAGTCGTCGACGCCGCGCTGCCACTCGGACACGTCGGCATAGAAGGTGCTCACAGCTTCGCCCCGATCCGCTCGATCGTCCGCTTCGTGCTCGCGATCCCGTCGCGTACTGTCAGCTCCTTGCCGTCGGGGCCGAGGATCGACGAGCTCGCTCCCCATGCGGGGAGTTTCGGGCCGAGCTGGTCGTAGACGTAGCGCACCCGGTCGAGGAGCACGCGCTGGTCGGCATCCGACAGCGCCCCGAACGGATTCGGGACGTCGGGTGCCACGAGGGCGCCATAGCCCTTCGGGGTGATGTTGACCGCCAGACGCTCGATCGGCATCCACCAGTGTTCGATGCCGCCGAACCGGGCGGAGTCGGAGATGTAGGCGCCGTTGGCCAGTCCGTCCCCGCCGACTTCGGCGCCAACGCCGGTCACGAAGTGCATGATCAGTTCCCACGGGTAGCCCGGCGGCCGGGTGTTGCCCTGCGCCCAGATGTTGATCGGCATCCCGCGCCGGCTGTTGACGATCGTCTCGGTGATCGCGACCCGGAGAGCCTGGATGTCTTCGCGCGTGGGGTTTCCGGTGCGGATGTAGCGCGCCGAGTACGCGCGGCCGGTTCGCCTGGACAGGACCGCGTCGATGTTCGCCACGTCGGCGGTGCCGTCGACGGTTGTGCCGCACTCGATCGCCATCTGGTTCTCGGTGACGTTGATCCCGTAGGTGGAGAGCACGACCAGCGCGGTCGACGGTCCGCAGGTCCAGCCCTTCTGTTGGGCGTGGTAGGTGTGCGGGAGGATGGTCTGAGTCATGGCGTCATGTCCTTTGCGACGAAGTTGTCCCACGCGGCCGAACTTGTTGTGAGGAGCCGCGTTTGAGCGAGGCCGAAGTAGCGCCGGCCGCCGACGTGCGGGATGACACCGCCGGTGTCGATCCAGGAGATCTCGGGGACGCCGCTGGTGTCGGTGGAGGCGTACACGTTGAACGTGTTGGACGCCTGCCGGTAGGTGATGGTCCACCCGCCGCTGCGCGCGGTGCCCGATGATCCGACCTGGGTTGCGGTGCCGCCGATCCCGCCGGTGACCGTGTAGAGCGCACATCCCGAGTTGCTCACGCCGAGGGCGAGGAAGTTCCCGATTGACGAGTCGGATGCGGCGATCATGAACGACTGCCGCACATTCGGGTTACCGAGCCACGCTGCCACGTTCCAGTCGTCGGTCGCGAGCTGGAGCTGGTAGATGCCCGCCTGTCGGCCGTCGGTCGTGCCGTTGAATACCAGTTGGCCGCCGCTGATCTTGAGGTTCGATCCGGAACTCACGTTGTTCAGCACCCACGATCCGAGGTCGCCGTCGAAGTTGTCGGCGATGGTGCGCGGGACGGTGGCGAACGACGTGTTCGAGCCGAATTGCAGGAACAGGAACGACGTCGAGTACGAGGCGTCGACGACCGCGCCAGAGATCGACGACGGTGCGGGTGAGGAGGCAGGGTTGCGCACGAGGCCCGGCTGGTACGGCCGCGCCAGCGCGTTGGGCTTCGACGAGACGGCCCCGTGGAATACGACCGACCCGCTGCCGGTCATGCGCGCCTGGACCGCGAGGACGTCGTCGCGTTGCACCACGAGGGCGACCGGGAGCACGTGTGTCCCCCACGAGTCCGCCACCGACAGCGACGAACTGAGGTCGGGCGACGAGTACAGCAAGGCGACCTCGCCGGTCGCGACGTTGAGGCTGTAGACGTCGAGGTTGAGACTCGAGACCGTGCCGGTCTTCTTCGCCACCCATGCGAGGCCCTGGCGCTGCGCCGCCTCCGACGAGCGGAGGAATCCCCAGGCGGCCGAGGTGGACGTGACGGTGATCGATGCGCTGGCGCTCTGGGCATCGATCGTGACGTCGGCGGTCGAGTCGGTCGAGACGTAGATCGACGCGCCGCCCGCCTGCTGGGTGACGGCCGCATTCGACGCGACACCCGAGTTGGCCGTGTTCGCGCTCGCCTGCGCCCCGTCGGCCGACAGCTGCGCGGTGGCGGCGGCGTTGTAGGCCGAGACCGCCTGCGTCGACAGGTCGTCAGCCCACGTCTTCAGCCCGGCGAACGGGCTGATCTTCGACCCGAAGACGTCGATCTGGAATCCGGCGACGGCGTAGAGCACCCGCGCGAGGACCAACTCGAAGAACGACTTCGTCCACGTTCCAACGAACTGCTGTGAGGGCATCAGGCCGGATCCAGCCAGATGCGCAGCTCGGCGAGGACCTGCGACGTCGACCAGTTGGCCGAGCCGTATTGCCGCACCGCGGAGAAGACGATCGTCTGGGCTGTCCCGGCCGGCACGACCGCGGCGGGTGACGAATCGGTCGGCAGGATCGCGACGCCGAATCGGGGTGATGCCGACAGGTGATACGCCACCCCGGCGGCCTCCTGGCCGCGCGCGTAGCCCAGCATCGTGCCCGAGGCTGCGATGGTCGCGGGCGCGGTTGCCGATCCACCCATGCGGATCTCGCCGTCGATGCGGGTGCCGATCGCCGCGGGGGTGACTTCGACGTCGCCCTCGACGCGTGGGCGGTAGGCGAAGGACTGGGCCGGGATCGTGATGTTCGTCAGGACTCCCGTGACGCCTGCGGCGGTCATGGACAGCGAGGTGAACGACGAGGCCGAGACGACGTAGAGGACGGGCTTGGTCTGGACTGTGGTCCACACCGCCTTGTTCGTCGTCGAGTTGTAGACGAGCATCTGGCCGCTGGTGGGCGTGCCGGTGACGTCGGAGGACGAGAGGACTGAGCCGGGGGAACCGGTGCCGCCGTCTGCGCCCTTCGGGATTGTCAGCGCGAGGTCGTAGACACTCGCCTCGCCCGGGCCGCCGGGGCTCACGAGCGTGAGGGAGCCGGTCGCGTTGCTGTTCGCCGGACCCGCGGTGACTGCGATGTTGCGGAACGTGGCCGCCAGGCCGGGGAGACCCTGCGCGAGGGCGACCGCGTTGGATGTCGCCGAGTCGGCGTCGATGACCATCGTCATGGTGCACACACCCGTGGAGAACGGGTCCTGCGCACCCGTGAAGAGACACTGGACGGTCGCGACGTACGACCCATCTGGATTGCGAACGAAACTCATTGGCTGCCTTCCTGATTACCCGACAAGGGTCACCGCCTTGATGGCGCTCCATAGCCCCTCGTACTGGCGGGCGAACTTGGCGTACGGGGATTCGAGCGCGTTCCCGTCACCGACGGTGATCTCGAGGTCCTCGAAGTCCTGACGCGTGTCGGTGATCTGCCACTCGGTGAGGTAGTCGGTGTAGATCACTCGGTCGTCGGGGTCGATCCACGAGAGCGGGTCGCCCGTCTCGTAGTCGCGGCCGTAGGTGTACTGGCCGCCGTCGCGGGTCTTCAGCTGGAAGGTGTAGTAGCCGCGCGAATCCCACAGCGCCGCCTCCAGCGCGACGAGCTCGTTGAGCGTGTACGCGGTGCCGCCGGTGCTGGTGAAGAACTCGGGATACCCGAACTTGCCCAGCTTCTTCCGGCGTCCGGCGTGCTCGATCTCCTGGAACGCGAGGATGATGTTGTCGAACACGCCATCGAGCAGCGAGTTCGGAATCGCTCCGATCGCGCCCGCGGCGCCGGCCGTTGCGGCTGCCGCCGCCGCGATGATCATCGACAGGAGCGCTTCGAGGATCAGGTTGATCCCCTGGTTGACCCACTCGGGCGACTGTCCGCCGCCGATCACGGTGTAGGCGAGCGGATGGTGCGCCACTACATGGGTTTCGGTGATCCCGCTGTTCGGGCCGTCCTCGTAGATCGGCCACGGCGGTTTCGAGTCGAGGCCGAAGTAGTGCGACAGGATCCCGCCGTAGGGGTTCGTCGCGTCGGTCTCGTTCATCGAGCTGGGGTCGATGCCGAGCAGCGCCTCCAGGATGCCGCCGAGTGCCATGTCGGCCAGCTCGACCCCGGCGCCGATAAGACCGTCGATCGCGGTCCCTGTCGGGCCGGTGACGTTGGTCTTGTCGACGAAGTCGAAGCAGATGGTCGGCTCGGTCAGGGTGAACGCCCAGGGTGCAGGCTGCGGCTCCCCCGGCTCCCACATCCAGACCTTGGGCACGACGCCGCAGTCCTTCATCGGCTGCTCGATCAGCGACATCACCGAGTCCATGCGGGCGGTGATGGTGGTCCACTTCGAGGTGTCCGTCAGCGGGTTCGTCGGGATGATGACGTAGGGCGGCTTCCCGTTCTGCGCGTTGGCTGTTGCCGAGGCGAACCAGGCCGCAGGGTTGGTGAGGTTGTTGACGATCTCCCAGAGCCCGAAGTAGGTCCGGATCTGCTGCTCGGCGAGCATCGTCTTGATGCAGGTGATGATCGGGCCGACGTGCACAGCCTCTTTGATCGGCTGGAACTGGATCGGGGTCCACCAGGTCGGGAACACCATCCACTTGTTCAGCCAGTTCGTATCGTGGACCAGCTGCATCGTGTAGGTCTTGACACCCTTGACCACGGCCTTCTCGCAGGTGTCGACGCGGCCGGTCCACTTCCAGTACCCCTGCTTGCGCACCGTGATCGGGACGACGGTGCTCTTGCACGTCATGCCGACGGGGCCAGCGGGGTCGGAGCCCTTCAGCTCGATCGTTCCGGTGCCGACGGCTCGGACCTTCTCCCCGACGGTGGCCGACAGGTAGTCGTTGATCGGCATGAGCGGATAGCCCTTGTTGTCGTGCACCCGGACCTCGAGGCCCGGGTTCGCCATGAGGGCGTCCTGGCGGCGGTCGGCCTCGGCGAACGCGGCGACCGGATCAGCCTGCGAGAGGTCGAGGTGGCCGTCGGCGTAGCGGACGGTGCCGTCAGCCTTCGCCGTTGCCGTGACGGTGGTCTTCGCCGATCCGCCAGCCTTGCCGTCGGCGGTCGCAGTGACCGTGACGGTGGTGCTCGCGCCCCCGACTTCCCCGACGACACCGTCGGCCGCCGCGGTGGCCGTGACGGTCGTCTGGGCGCCGCTGCGATGCTGGGCGGTGCCACCGGCCGTGGGGGTGGCGGTGATGGTCGTGGCAGCGTTCCCGCTGCCGTCCACACGCCCGTCGGCGCTGGAGCCGACGGTGACGTCGGTCGAGGCGCCGCCCGTCTTCGTCAGTACGCCGTCGGCGGGTGTCCCGACCGTGACGGTCGTGTTGGCCGAGCCGCCGCTGGACCCGTCGGCGACTGCGGTGGCCACGACGGTCGTCGCAGCACCAGAGGAGGCCCCACGGATGCCCGCGGCGGTCGGGGTGGCCGTGATGACCGTGGTAGCACCCGACGAGGTCGCGCGAAGGCCTCCCGCGATGGCGGTCGCGGTGATGGTCTGCGACGCGCCGCCGGTCGTCCCCTTGCCGCCGTCGGCGACGGGGGTGGCGGTGATGGTGGTCGTCGCGTCGCCGGTGTACGCCTGACTCGTCGGGTTGACGTCGATCGACGTCCCGGCCGCCGTGACGGTGGTGGTCGAGGCGAACGCGTTGTTGTAGATCGAATGGCGGATCTTGTCGCCCGCGATGAGGTTCGCGGTGTAGGTCAGCGTTCCCGATCCTGAGTTGGCTGGCGACTCGGCCACGACGGTGCCGTTGAGCAGGAGCGCCGCCTTGCGGAAGCTGCCGCCCGTGTTGGCGTAGGACAGCGTGATGGTGGCGGAGCCGTTGCCGGCGACCACCAGCTCGTCGGCCGTGATGGTCGCGGGATAGGACGCGTCCGAGGTCCAGCTCGTGACCTGGACGTACCCGGCCGTGCTCTGCGACCCGATCGACTGCGACCCGCTCTTGTTGATCCGCTGCCGCGAGATCGCCACTTACGTCACGGCCTCTCGACCGATTCGCACCGTTGGTCTCGCGTCAGTTCGCGGCCAGCGGCGTGAGATTGAGCGAGTCGGTCGACAGCGTGTAGGTGTCGCCGGTCGACCACGTGCGGGTCGAGTTGAGCGCCGCGGTCCACAGGCAGTTGCCACCGCTCGATGCGTCGAAGAACGAGACGTGCGAGAGGGTCTCGGACACGGCCGAGGCCGAGCAGGTCCAGGACGGCGCGGTGCCGGTGATGCTGATCGATCCACCCGACGCGGCGGCGAACGTGATCGCCACTCGCACGGTTCCACCGACGGTCCCGGCCGAGAGGTTCGAGGCGGCCGTGGCGCCCGGGACGCCGACGTGGAGTTGGGCGTAGACAGTGGTCGGCGGCGTGGTCGACGAGCCGCGGACCCAGTTGAGCCAGAGGTTCGCCATGTACGAGGTGATTCCGACGGCAGGCATGTGGGACTCCTTTGGGTACGACGAATCACCCGACCGGGGCGGTCGGGTGACGAGGGATGGGGTGGGCTACTCGGGCCAGTCGCGGTAGGGCGTGAGGCGCGAGGTGATCGACGTGACGTTGGTTGTCGCACCCGTCACGGTGACGGGAATGTGGGCGATACCAGCGAGATTCGTCCGGACCGGCGGCGGGACCGGTGTGGCGAAACGGTTCTTCAGTCGCGGGTACACGTTGGCGTTCGAGTTCAGCTCGATCGCGGTCCGCTTCCTCGGCAGGGTCGTGAGCTTGACCAGCTCGCCCGCCTTCACCTGAATCGAGACCGTGCGGCCATTGGCCCCGTTGTCGCCGAGGGTGAACGTCCCAGGGCCCTGGAGGAGATGGTCGGGCCAGCCGTTCACGTTGCCGCGGTTGCGCAGCGCCAGCATGTTGGGCCGCAGGGTGTCGGCCGGCTGGTTCAGCGAGCGCAGTGCTCCGGATCGGTACACGAGTTTGTCGACCGATGGGAACGACTGCCAGAACGCATCATCGGAGCGTGCCGACCATTCGAGGGTCCACTTCGTCTGATGATCGGGCGGGAGGTCGCCGCGGTACTCGCCGAGCGACCGGAGGTCGACCCACCACTCCCCCGCGTCGTGGGTGAAGACGACCCAGCGTCCCGTCTTCCTCGGCTGCCACCCGTTGTTCCACGCTCGTGCGAGGCGCCGACGCTCGGTGATCGTCGGGGCCCACAGGGAGATGGTGAAATCGATCTCCATCTTGTCGTAGTGGGAGTCGAGCCAGTCGGTTCCGTCCTGGTGTGCGCCTTGCTGATCCACATGCGTCAGGGGCGCCGAGATCCCTTTGATCTTCTCCAGGTGCGCCCCGGTCGACCACTGGGCGGGGAACGCGGTCGCTCCCCCGCGCAGTGGCCACCGCACTCCGTTCGCGTCGATCCACGTGTGGACCGCGATGTCGCGGCGAAGCAGATCGTCGATCTGGATCGGCATCAGCGGGTGCGTGGGGTTCACGATCGTCATCGGCGCGTCTGTCCTGAGTACTGGTTGAGCTCGCGGGCGATCTTGCGTGCTCCGGCGCCGTAGTTCTCTCCGGCGTGGAGCTGCTCGATGTTGACCCAGGGGCGATCCGATCCGCCGCCGGAGCCGTTGGCGAACGCCTCGAACACACGGTTCTTCAGCTCGCGCTCTTCGTGCGAGAGCGACTGCTCCGGGCGGCCCGTCTGGTTCGAGATCAGCGAGATGCCCGGCGGGATGTCGCCGCCGGAGTCGTGGAGCTTCGGCTTAATCACGTTCACCTTCGGCTTCGGCGTCTGGACCATGGGCGCGAACGTCTTCTGGATCGCGGGACCGATGGCGCTCGGCTTCGGCACGTTCGCCGGGTTGAGCGATCCGGGGTGAGTGAGGAACGCGTTCGCGATGGTGGCCGGCACCTTGTAGAACGGCGACGACAAGAGGTCGGGAATCCCCGCGGTCTCAGCGACGCCGTCGAACGCGATCCCGCCGATCTTGGATCCGAGGTCGTGCCACGACATCGGGACCGGAGCCTGGTCCTCAGTCTTCGAGGTCGACGAGGACGTGGACGTCGTCGCATCGGGCGTGTTCTGCAACCGCTTGATCTCGTCCTCGTACTTCGTGATCTTGTTCCGCTCGGCGGTGATTTGATCGCGGAACCGCTTTCCGTCCGCGCGGTACTTCGCCGCCTTGATCTCGTCGGTCGCCTTGGCCGCCTTCGCGTCCGCGTCCTTCGCGTTGATCTCGTCTTTCGCGATGCGGTTCTGCGCGGCCGTGATCTGGTCCTTGAGTGCGGTGATGCGCGCCTGGGTCTTCTCGTCGATCGCGATCTGCTTCTGCGCGTCCGCGGTGGTGGTCTGGCCCGGGTTGTATGGCGGGTTGAACCGCTTCGGGTCGATGTGGCCAGTGACGGTGAACTGGGGGTCGTTCCACGCGACGGCGTTGCCACCGATGCGGATCCGCTCGCCGGTGGTGCGGGCCTCGATGTTGGTCCCGAGGATCGTTGCCGCCATGTGCTCGGCGTTGGCTCCCACCTTGAACAGGTCGTTCGCGGAGGCGCCACGGACGAAGCCCGGCCAGGAGCCATCGAGCACGTTGCCTGTCGCGCCGATCCGGTGGTCGCCGCGCTGCCCCTCGGCCACGAGCTGGGCCGTGCCGACGAGGCCGGAGCAGTCGACTGCGCTCGCGAGATTGCCGCCACCCCAGACGTAGGTCGCGGTCGAGCGCTTCACCGCGTCGAGCGCGTTGACCGGCCCGCCCGACGGGGGTGTCGTGGTCGTGGTGACCGTCCCGGTCGGGTCGGTCGCGACGCCACCGCCGTCGAAGCGGATGACTTCGATCGGCACGATGCCGCCACCGGCGTAGCCCTTCGGTGGGCGGCTTGCGTCTGCCTGCTGGACCTTGGCCGCGAGGTCGTGGCCGTCGTTGGAGACGCCGTAGGTGCGGCGGACGTAGTTCATCGACGCGGCGATGTTGGCCACCGGGTCGGTGATGTTGTTCGACGTGCCGGGCTGGTGGTTCGCGGCGAAGGTCCCGGGGATCGTCTGGGTGAGCCCCTGTGACGGGTGGCCGGCGGCCGCGTTGGAATCGACCATGTTGATCGCGCCGGTGTTGCCGCCGGACTCCCGCATGATGAGGGTCTGATAGCCCTGGAGCCACCCGGGCGTGATCGGGAGTCCGATCGCTTCGAGGGCTTTCTTGATCCACTCGACCACCTGGGCAGGGGCGGCGGTGAACCCGCCCGGTAGAGCCGACGCGACCCAGTCCTTCACCTTCGCCACCGCGGCGTCGAGCATCCGCTTGGGCATCGAGGTGAGCGCGTTCCAGAACTGGTTACCGTCGGACCCTTTCTCCGGCGCGCCCATCGCCTTGTCGATCCACGGCTTGAACAGGCCCTTGATCTTGCCGACCGGGTCGGTCGCCCAGTCGACTGCGGTCCCGACGGCGCCCTTGACCCAGTTGGCCGCACCCCCGACGGCGTCTCCGATGCTGCCGAACACGCCACCGATGTCGAAGTGGTAGCCGGGGATTGCGCCGTTGGCGTTCGGTCGGCCGCCGGAGAACATGTGATTGAGCGCCCAGAGCCCGGCGGGGCCGCCGAGCGCGTCGACCTGTCGATCCTCGAGAACCCGCTCACCTGGCGACAGCATCGCGTTGATGCCGCCGCCAGCGAATCGACCGAGGGCGCGGGCCGCCTCGGGCACCAGCACCCCCATGCCGGGGCGCAGGCGAGCCGCGACGGTGTCTTGGCCGGGCGCGTATCCGGGGACCTGGCCCGGCCCATCGAATACGCCACCGCCGGCGAACTTGACGGCGTTGAGCTTGCCAAGGCCGAACACGCCCGCGATCCCGTTCCAGAGCGGCATGATGCCCTTGTCGTAGACCGTCTCGACGACGAAGCGGGCGGGCTTCTCGACGATCCCCTGGATGCGGTCCCACTGGGTCTTCATCCAGTCGACCATGTTCCCGACGCCGGTCTTGATGTTGTTCCAGACGGCCGAGATCTTGTCGCCCACGGGCTTGATCACGTTGTCGTGGAGCCAGTTCATCACTGCGCCCCAGCCTCGGATCTCGGCGTTGATGAATCCGACGATCGGCTTGATGATCGTGTCGTAGAGCCAGCGCCAGGTGCCCGCGACGGCACCGCGGATCGTGTTGACGATCGAGTCGAAGACGTTGCGGATCCAGTTCCATCCGGACCGGACCGCGTCGACGATGTTGTGCCAGTGTTTGACCAGCTGCTCGATCGCAACGATCGCGATACCGACCGGCCCCATCATGATCAGCAGGACTGTGTGGAATCGCTTGATCCAGTTCCACGCGGTCTGCACCACCGATACGGCCTTGTGGAACGCCCCCACGAGGGTGTCCTTGATCGCGACGGCCGCCAGCTTCACCCAGTTCCAGACGTCCTTCACGATGTTGCGGAAGGTCTCGGAGTGCTTGTAGGCGTAGATGATCCCGCCGACGAGTGCGGCGATCGCGACAACGATCAGGCCGATCGGGTTGGCCGACATGGCGACGTTGAGTGCCCACTGGGCCGCGGTCATGATGCCCGACGCGGTGGCCGAGGCGATCTGTGCGCCTCGGAGGACGACGAAGGATGCGACCGCGCGACCGTTGGACGCAACCCACGCGAGCGCCGACTTCGTCGCGTTCATGGTGGCCGAGGCGGCTGTTGCGATGAACGCTGCCGCGGCCTGCGCTCGCATGAGAGCCCAGGCGCCAGCGGCGCGGGCGCCCGATGCTGCCCACGTGGCGGCGGTGCGGGTTGCGTTCGCCGCCGACGATGCGGCGGTGGCTGCGAAGTCGGCGACCGCACGAGCCTTCATCGCGGCCCAGGCGCCCGCCGATCGCGCTCCACCTGCGACCCACGACGCGGCCGACGACACGGCCTCGCGAGCGGCTGCCGCCTTGGTCGCGATGAAGTCGCCGGCCGCCTTCGTGCGAGCCTTGCCGGTCCAGTCCCAGTAGTCCTTCGCGCTGCCTGCGAGGTTCGCCACCCCGGACGCCGCCGAGCTGACGGCCGAGCCAGTGAAGCGCGCCGCGGCGCCGACGCCCCGCACAGTGGACGAGACGCCGCCGACGACGGTCTTCAGTCCACCCCAGATCCCTTGAGCGACCTTGATCGTGGCCCACGCGGTCGCGAGACCGATGACGGCGCCGCCGACCGCCTGGACGGCGCCCTTGTGGTCGCGGAGCACGTTCGACAGCGCGGTGACGGCTGTGGTGCCCTTCTCCATCGTCGACGAGAGTGGGGCGGAGATCAGGCCGTAGATCGACAGCTTCAGGTCGTCGCTGGCGTTCTCCATCCGCTCCATCTGGCCGGGGAGTCCCTGATTCTTCGCAGCGGCCACGTCGGCGGCCGACCCCTGCTTGTCCATGGCGGAACGCATCGCGTCCCAGCCCTTGGCGCCCTGCTGCGCCGCGACGCCGGACAGGCGGACCGCGTCGGACCCGAATAGCTGAGCCGAGGCAGTGCGGTACGCCTCGGCTCCGAGTGTCCTGTGCGCCTTCTCCAGCCGGCCGATGAGATCGGCCATGCCGTTGAACTTGATCCCGTTCTCGCCGAACTCGAGACCCAGCTTCGTCGCCGCGTCGTTCTGCTTCTCGGTGGTGTTGGTGAGCGCCAGGAGGGACGACTTCAGCAGTGTTCCGGCGTCAGACCCCTTGATGCCCGCGTTCGCGAGCAGGCCGATCGACGCGGCCGTGTCCTTCATCGAGAGCCCGAACTGATTCGCGACCGCGCCGCCGGACTGGAACGCGTAGGCGACGTCGCCGATCTCGGCGCTCGACTGGTTCGCCACGTTGGCGAGGATGTCGCTGGCGGTCGTGGCGTAGGTCGCCTTCTCGCCGAAGGTCTGGAGTGCGTTCGCCTGGATCGTGGCCGCCTGGCTCGCATCGATCTGCGCCGCTGCTGCGAGTTGGAGGGTGCCCCGGGCGGCCTGCATCGACTGGTCGACCGTGAGGCCGCCCTTCGCGAGCTCCAGCATCGCCTCGGTGGCCTTGGTGGCCGACGTGGCAGGCAGGCTCGCGTCGTTCGCGAGCTGACGCGCCGTCACCGATACCTGCGCCATCTGGTCGCCGGTCGCGTGTGTGACCTGCTTGAGGGTGTTGAGCGTGACCTCCAGGTCGGCGCCCGCCCGCTTGACGCCCTCGAATCCAGCGGTGATAGAGGCGAACCCGAATCCGGCGAGCATGCCGGCGCCGAGGCCCTTCATCGTCCCGGCCACACCCGCCGCCGCGCCGCCGACCTTCGTCGTCGCGGCCTGGAGTGTGCTCGCCTCCTTCGCGGCGGCGGCCTGGGTCGCGACGAGCGACTTCGCCATCCGCTCCTGCTCGCCCTGCGCCACGACGGTGGTGCGTTGGGCGCGCTCGGTCGCCCGGAGCTGGCGCTCGTAGTTCTCCTCGGCGCGAACGACCTTCACCGAGTCGGAGGCGTAGCGACTCTTAGCCTCGTTGAGCTGCGTCAGCGCGACACGCGTGCGGCCGACCGCGTCGGCCTCCTTGTCCATGCTCCGGGCGACCGCGAGCGACTGCGACTCCATCGAGGCCGTCGCCTTGGCCATGTCGGAGGCGGCCTTGTCCATCCCACGAGTCGCCGTCGCCGAGAACTGCTTACCGAACGCATCACCGACCCGAGTGCCAGCACCCTTCATCTCCGCGACGAGCTTCGCCGTCATCGACTCCGTGCCCACTGCCCGCGGGATGATGTCGAAATGCAGTCCGGTAACGGAACTGGTCACGAAGTCACCTCCTCGGTGCTGACTGGCTGGCCATGCCACATGGCCCACAGGTCATCGCTGGTGGGCTGGCCGACGGCCTGGTTGTCGGGCGCGGAAACCTCGACGTACCCAGGGGCATCGGGAGGTTGGAGAAGATCGAGGTCGTCGACGTCGACATCCTCGTTGCGATTGGCGATACGCAGATCGTTGGACGCGCGGGCCGCGACCTGCTCGGCGATGGTCCACGGCTCGTACCGCCGTCGATACTGAGAGTGGTCCGGGAATGTCTCGATCAGGGCGACGAGTTCGCGGGAGGTCATGCCGCCGTTGCGGGCGAGCATCTGGCGGAGGAATCGCTCACCCTTCTGGTGGGCGATGAGCGAGGGCGCAATGGTGCAGAACCATTCGGCCAGGAGGCGCCCCGGGTAGTGGGCCTGGAGTCCAGACTCGATCTCCCAGGGCGCCGTCCTCAGATAGCCAAGCGCCTCAGCTATTTTGGGGCGTTCATCTCCGCACTCATGGTGCGCCACGCGATCAGCACGTCGCCCGATCGGCCGCCGGCCGCGATGAACCGGTCGTGCACCCTGGGGTCGGTCTTCGTGTTGAGCAACGCCTTCGCGACCGCGACGGTGCCGGTCGCCGCTTCGAGCGTGTTGTTCGCGTCCTCGTCGAGACCGAGGGGGTGCGGGACCGTGAACGTCTCATGGTGACGCTCCCCCGACTCGGGGTCGACCCAGGAGAGCGCGAACTCGTAGCCCTCGCCGCCGAGGCCGTCGAGCATCGATTCGCGCCACTTGCTGAGGTCTTCGACTTTCTGAATTGCCATGGCTGGTACTCACTTTCGGCTGGATGAAAGGCTGGAACCCCCGGACGCGCCGTCCAGCCAAACGGCGCGCCCGAGGGGTCTGGGGGTCAGGCGGTGACGGTGACCGGCGAGGACGCGGCCGACTGCGGTCCGCTCGACAGGTTCGATCCGATCGCCTGCACCTTGTAGGTGTGGCTGCCCGCCGTGCGACCGGTGACGGTCAGGACCGGGCTGGCGGCGGTGCCGCCCGCGGTGACGAGGTTGTCCGCCAGCGGCGTCGACGAGGCGTCCTCGTAGACCTTGTACTTGAACGGGGTGTTCTTCGAGTCCGGCGCGGTGAACGACAGGGTCACGGTCAGCGGTGCGGCCGGTGCGGCCGTGACCGTCCCGACGGTCGTGGTGGCGCCACCGAGGGCGAGCCATCCGGCACCGCCACGGAAGATCTTGAACGGTCGCTTCACGAACGGGTCCTGGAGGCCGGCGAGCGAGATCTTCGTCTGCGACTCGGTCTTACGGCCGAGGGAGAACTTGTCCGGCTTGTCCAGCACGCAGCGCGGGAAGAGCGCGACGAACCAGATCTGTCGCACCGAGTCGAACGCTGCCATCAGGGCGGTGCGCTCGTACAGGGTGATGTCGACCTCCGGCCCGGCCGCGTAGCCCGCGGTGCCGATCGACGGCAGAGCGGCGAGCGGGAGCGAGTACTGGAGGGCGTCGACGGCCGGCCGCTGCTCGATCAGGGTGAACGAACCGGCGAACGCGCGGGTCGAGCCGTCCTTGCGCACCAGGTCGGGGTACTGGCCCGACGCGGTGTCGGAGGTGGTCACCGACGGGTCGAGCTCCAGCGCGTTCTCGTCGGTCATCCCGAGGTCCTGGAAGCCCCAGGCACCGGTCCCGCTGGTCGCGTGGACCTTCGAGTCGATGCCCGTGAACGTCTCGTCGAACGGGGTGAAGTTGGTGAGCGGCATCGCCGGGTCGTAGTCCTTGATCGACACCATGGGCTTGAGGCCCTTGAAGACATTCAGCGGGTTGCCGGTGAACACCTGGTCGTACGTCTGAGCAGTCATGTCCCTGGATCTCCTTCTATGTCAGGGGAGTTGAGCAAATTCGGGAGTCGATGTCGTACGTGGCGACGAATCGCTCGATTTTCGGGTCGTCGTAGTCCTGCCACGACGGCCCCTGTCGGGTACGCACGTCATCGACGGCGTCAATGCCCACTTGCTGGCCCCGTAACCCGTTGCGGATGTCGGTCATCCAGTAGTGGCCTTTCCGCGCGAAGGCGAGCGCCTCCGCACGGGAAGAATGGAAGTAGTCCACGTCGATCTGGGCGTGGTCGGTCATCTCGTCCGACGGCCCGCCGATGCGGGTCACCTGCACGTAGGGCAGTTGCCCCGGCCCCTCGGCCCCCGCAGCGAACCCGTGCGCGACGTGCCAGGCGATGACCGCGCGGACTGCGTTGGCGAATGTCCGCGCGTCGTCGGGAATCTCGATCTCGGTGGCCATCAGTCACTCCCCCCGAGGTGCTCGGCGGTGCGGCGCATGACCGCCCGTTTCGGCATGTGGACGGTGCCGTACTCGATCCAGTGGGCTTTGTAGTCGCGGGCGCCGACGCGCCCCCGCCATCGACCGCCGACGAACACCGTTGTGCCGTAGATCGAGTCGCGGTAGTCGCCCGGTTCGTCGACGTAGCCGGACTTCAGGGTGTGCCGCTTGGTCCCGACCGGTGCGATCGACTGGGCGTAGTCGGCGCCCTCTTTCGCGAGCTTGTCGAGCTGTTTGCGCACGAGCGGCGACACCTTCGCGAACTCCTCGACCGCGCCCGACACGGCGACGGCGATGAGTCCGATGTTCGAGGTGTTAGCCATCGGTCCCGTCTCCTCGGATCCACCAGCAGGTGCACAGCACGTGGTTGGGGGTGCCGTCGAGGTTCGTCACGAGCTGGCGAGGTCCCTGCATCTCGAACATGCGGCCGTCGAAGATCAGGGCGTCGGCTGCGGTGATGCCGTTGGTGTCGGCGTCGAATGGCATGAGGACTCGACCGGTCACAGTGTTCGTCAGGGTGGACGCGTCCTCTTCGTGCACACGCAGCTCGTCGAAGGAGCAGCCCGTCTTGGGGATCAGCCGCTCGGCCTGGACCGGATCGTTGAGGTCGTCGCGGATCACGTTGCCGTCGTCGTCGAGCTGCGGTCCGCGCTTGAGGATCACGACGACATCGCCGCCGATCCGGTCGACGGCGATCGAATCGAACAACATCAGCAGTCGCGCGGGGGTCGGTCGCCGAAGAATGCCCGGGGGCTCGCGGTGCGGCTGATCCCGAGCAGGCTGTACATCTGCGGCGTGAAATCGAGCATAGATCCGGGGTCGAGCGTGCCGGAATCCATCTTCTCGCCGCGGGTCATGGAGAACTGAGACAGTGGCCCGATCTTGAGTCGGTCCAACGTGTCTCGAACCACCATCACCGACACGAGCTGTGCCGCCGCGTCGTTCTGATCGACGTCGGGCTTGTGTCGGCGAATCCAGGTCGCCGCCACCGCGAGGAGGCGATCGGCGAGGTTCTCCTCGGGAGTGGAGAGGGGGCGGTACATCCCGACGAACGTCTGTCGATCCACGAACGGGGTGTCGTCCACCCCCTCCCCGTCGCTCACGACAGAGCTGCGATCAGCTCGGGCCGAGTGAGTTCCGCCGCCTCGACGGGGTCGAACCCCTTCGCGACGGCATACTCGCGCCACGCCTTGACCGGCGCGGTCTTGGCGGGTTGGACGACCTCGACATCATCACCGACGGCCGGCGGCTGGTCGTTCTGGCCATCCTCGGCGTCGTCGTCCGAGTCCAGGTTGCCGTCGGGATCGCCGTCGCCGCCCTGGTCCTGGTCGTCGCCCTCGTCGTCGCCGCCCTGGCCCTGGTCGTCCAGGTCCGAGTCGGCGTCGTCGTCGGCATCATCGTCGTAGAACGGTCCGAGATGATCGAACGCCTCGACCACGTGGTCGGGAACGTCAACGACGTCCCCGCGGAACGCGTAGTGGCGCGTTCCGTCGGGGTCGAACCACTCGAAGATCGCGTGCCGGATCTTCTTCAGAGCCATGGCGATCAGCCCGCCAGACCCGTGACCTTGCGGACCGAGTACGGGTTGGTGACACCCATGATCGGCAGGACCCACGACTGGATGTACCAGGACTTCCGATTCGGCTCCCGCCAGGTCTCGGTCGACAGTCCCTCCTCGTAGTCGAGGAACCCGACGGCGCCCTTCTCGGCGACGTACGCGGTGCCCGCGGTCACGCGGTTCGACTGGAACAGCTCGACGTTGTAGTAGTCGAGCAGGTCCTTGAGCGCCGATCCGTAGGTGGTGGCGAGGTTCGCCGCCTCCTGCGGGTTGACGATCCACAGGTTGTAGCGGACACCGAGTTCGTCTTGGTCGGCGAGGAGCTGCGCCTTCGCGAAGTCCGACTGCGGGAGAGCGTTGTTCGCCGTCGGCGACACACCGTTCGTGACCGCGGTCGACCAGTTCTTGCCGATGAACGTGCCGGCGCCAGCCTGGTCGGCAATGGCGGCCTCGAGAACCGCGACGGTGCGGGTGTTGACCTTCCGCACGATCGTGTTCGCGAGGCTGGTGGTCGCCTGGTTCAGCGTCGAGACGTCGTTGCGCTTCTTCGCCTCGTCGGTGATCGGGAACTTGCCGCCCCAGTCCTCGACCTTCGCCAGCTTCTCCTCCAGACGATCAACGCCCACGTTGGGGTACTCGTCGCCGGGACCGCGCTGCTCGACGTCGCGGTTGGTGTAGAGCTCGTTCACCTTCGCCTGCTGGTAGCGCATCGCGCCGCCCACGACAGTCTGGCCCGAGCTGGTGAACAGCAGTGGGGCGATGAAGCTCTGGAGGGTGATGTCGCGGATGCGACGGGTGATCAAGTTCGGCTGGTTCAGCGCCAGGTCGACTGTGATCTGGTTGTTGGTGACGACCGGCGGTCCGATCGGGTACGTCACGGGGGTGGGTCCGGGCATGATGCCTGTCCTTTCTCAGTACAGCGAGATCTCGGCGTCAGCGCCGGAGGTTGCAGCGGTGACGGCGTAGCCCACGGCGACGCCCGATGCCTTCGTGATCGCCTGGCCGGCGGAACCGACCTCGACCTCAGCGAATGCGGCGATGTTGCCCGCCGCCTTGACGAAGGTGACGCGCGAGTTGCCTCGCGTGACGCCCACGATGTCGCCGGATGCCGCGTCGTACTTCGACACGCCCGCGACCCGTCCGCCCGCATCCGCGTGCGCGACGGCGATGTTGCCGCTGGAGCGATCTCCGGAGATCTTGAGGAATCGCTTCCCGGTGACTGCGGCGCTCGCACGGCCGGTGATGTCCCGGCCGGGCTCGTACACGCCCACGTTCTCGTTCGCCATGACGTGGCTCCTCTCAGGCCTTCACGACCGGGTCGCCCGGCCATGCGTATTCGGTGTCGGCCGAGTCGGACACGGACATGTGGCCAACCTCGGATGTGGGGATCAGGCCCTTCTCGAGCCCGTTGAGCGCGGCGGTTGCGCCGTCGCGGTCGCTGGCCAACGCGGTGAGCCAGTGGGCCTTGCGCGCGGGCGGGATCCGGCCGTCACCGACGGCCGAGTTGACGAGGGCCTCGTCGGCCTCGCGGATCTGCTGCGCGCGGGCTTCGCGGCCCTCGGCGGCGGCGGCCAGGGTTGCCTCCCACTGCTCGCGGTCGACCGTCACGGTTCCGGCGGCGCTGGCGGCCGGAGCGACCGGTGCTGCGGGATCGCCGGTGGGGGCGGTGTCACTGGCGGGCGGTGCCGGATCGCCTGCGGGCGGGGCGGTGTCGTCGGCGCGTTCGGCGAGTGCCTCGTCGACCGCCTTCAGCGTGGTCTCGTCGTCCGCATCGGCGTCGATGCCGAGGCGCTCCGCGAGGCCTTCCTTGAGAGTGGCCACGGGGGCCTCCTTTCCTGATGGCCCCGCGGCGCTCGCCGCGGGGATGAACGGGGCGGGCGCCTGTCGGCGCCCGGCGTGCGCATAGGCGCGCAGATCGAAGTGGGCGGCGGCCTTCTTCGCCGAGCTGTCGTCGGCGGCCTTGTCGTCGGCCTTCACGCTGTCGGCCAGGCCCGCCTCGACGGCTTCCTCGGCCGTGTACCAGGTTTCGGCCTTCATCGCCTTGCGCCAGTCCTTCACGTCGGCGCCCGTCTTCTCGGCGTAGATCGAAGCGATGTTGTCGTTCGCCCGGTTGAGCCAGGACGCGTACTCGGCCATGTCGACCGCGGTCCCGATGCAGATCCCGCGGGCGTCGTGGATCATCAGCTCGGTGTTGCGGCACATCACGACCTCGTCGCCGGCCATCGCGATGAAGCTGGCCGCCGACGCTGCGAGGCCGTCGATCTGGACTGTCACGCTCGCGTCGTGGTTGCGCAGCGCGTTCGTGATCGCCAGCGCGTCATACACATCGCCGCCCGGCGAGTTGATGCGGACGAGGATGTTGTCGGAGTCGACGCCCGCGAGGTCCTGGACGAAGTCGCGTGCGCTCACGCCGCCGAACCACGGATCGGGGTCGATCACGTCGTAGATCAGGATCTCGGTGGTCGAGTCGTCGGCCTTGTTCGACGGCGCCTTGATCTCGTACCAGCTGCGCCGCTCGGCCTTCGGGTGCAGCGCCTGACGCTCGTTGTCGAGCTTGCGAGCGGCGGGGAGATTCAGCAGTTCGGAGAGGTTCACAGGTGGCTCCCTAGTCGAAGAGGGTCGGCTGGTCGGCGGATGCACGCGCGGTCCGGCGCCCACGTGCGGCGGGCGCTGGGGGTGTGGGCGGTTCGCTCTGGGTGGACTCGTCGGGCGCCGGGAGGCCGAGGTTCTGGCGAAGCGTCCGCTCCAGCAGGACATCCGGCGACAGGAGCCCGGCGTCGACGAGGAGCTTGAGCGCTGCGGCGGTCGCATCCTGGCGAGATCCGATCTCGTCGAACACAATTCGCGGCGCCGGGACGTCAGTCCCGAAATTGATGTCGATCAGGTCCTCGACGATGTGCGCGTTGGCGGTGTCGCGCACCGTCTCGGCGAACGTCTGGACCGACTGGGCGAACGTGTCGGACTGCACGCTGGCGAGCGCGTAGCTTCCGCCCTTGCCGTCGAGGTTGAGGAAGTGGGCGAGCCCCGCGAGGGCGATTTGCTTGTCATGCCAGTCGATCGCGGGCCGCGGGTCGACGAGGTTGCCCTGGGGCGCCAGCAGTTCTAGCGACTGCCCAGCCGCGAGGCCGACGCCGGAGTTCATGCCCGCGATGTACTCCGTTGCGATCTGCTGCATCTGATCGACCTCGGTCGGATCGTCGGAATTGCGCGCGGTGCCGACCGGGATGCCCATGCTGTTGCGGTATGCGGCGGCGGCCTCGGTGCGCATGAGCTGGTTCTTCAGGAGCCAGTGCTTGTAGGCCGGTCGCAGCAGCGACGATCCGATCCACTCGCCCGGCTCGGGGTCGCGCACGTAGGCGACGAGCCGATTGACCTTCACCTCGACCTCGGTCGGGGCGTACACCAGCGGCGTCGTACCCGCCGGTGGCGCCTGGATGATCGAGACCAATCCGCCGTCGAGGGCGACCTTGATCTTCGTGATCGTGCGCTGCGGACGGGCCGCGAGCTTGCGCAGGTGCATGTAGCCGGAGTCGTCGGGCGGGAAGTAGACCTGCTCGAAGTAGCTGTGCCCGTACTGGAGCATCAGGAGGGCCGTCTGGAGGTGCTGCGCCCACGAGAACCGGCCACGTGAGCGGGTCGCCGACGGCTCGGCATCCTGGCCGAGGATGGGCAGCCCCAGGTCCTTCGAGACGAACTCAACGACCTCGTCCGGGGCGCCGTTGGGGTCGATCCGCCAGGTGGTTCGGCGGATCGGGAGCCCGATCGCCTGGAGCACGGACGCCACACGGGCGTCACCGCGGGTCATGTTGCGGTAGACGTGCGTCGACCGCGGCCACTGAAGTTCGGGGACCTGCTCGTCGGGATCGAACTGCTGCCAGTCGAGCCCCATCCCGTTCACGTAGCCCGACTCCGAGCGCGGTGCTGCCGTCCTCTGTCGTTCGGTCATGTGCACCTCCTCAGAAAGCTGCGGTCATGGCGTCGAAGTGGTCGATCTGGTCGAGTGCGCGGTCCTCGGACCGCCGGCGGGCCGTCCGGTCGGATGCCGGTTCGGGCTCGACCGTTTTGGTCGTGCGTCCGGTGGACGGACTGGCCGTCGGGCCGACCTCCAGCGGCCCGAAAGTCAGGACGCCCCAGTGGGCGAGAGTCGCGGCCTCCAGCTCGGCAACCGAGCCCTCCACCGGCTTCTCCCAGACGAAATCGCCCTTGAGCTGGTGCTTGGCGGCCGCCGCCACCGCCTCGTCGAGGTCCTCCTGGCCGCTGTGCGACAGCTCCCCCGCCAGTGCGGCGTCGAGGAACCCGCCGCACGCTGTCGCGACCTGCGGCGTCGTGAGCATCTCGGGCTCGATCCCCGCGGCGATGAGGAGCGGCTTCAGCACCGCGGCCGTCGACTTCGTGTCGATCACGACCGCCAGCGGATCCCACGCGAGGACGAGCTGGACGATCTCGTGGACCATCTGCTCGTTCGTCGCCTTCACGACCGTCTTAATCTCGAGATGCACCCGGCCGTCGGAGCGCCGGCGTCCCGCCCCGATGGCCCAGCGGGAGCGGTCCGGCGTTCGCGAGACCGCCACGACTCGGGAGCCGACGAATGTCGGCGGCTGTCCTGTCACCTTCATCGGCTCCCACCGCTCCGCAGGGATCGCGGACGCACCCTCGGACTCGTCCGCCGGCCAGACGCCGCGGCCGAGGGCCTCGGCGCCGAACGCAACCCGACCGGCTTCAGTCGTGGCAGTGCGCAGCGGTTTGCGCATCTTCGCCTCGGTCGCGATCACGCCGAACGATGGATTCGCGTACTCCCACGTGGCGAGCTCGTTGAATGCCATCTCCGGCGGCGCCATGTACTCGGCGAAGAAGATCCCTTCAGCGAGTGCGAGCCCCTGACGGCGCAGGCCCGCGAGAATGTGGCCCTTGCTGTGCTCGTTCGCGTTCACCGCCGACGAGGTGTAGATCGTCTGCGGGTTGTCGGCCGCCATCTGGGCGTACGTCGTGGAGCTGACCGCCGCCTGGTCGAGGTTGTAGGCCTCGTCGCAGATCAGGAGGTCGAGCTTCGTCATGCCGCGGACCATGTCGGTCGACCGGGTGGTCGTCCGCATCTCCGCGCCGTTCTTCAGCGTGATGATCCCGCGGCCCTGCGAGCACGTCGGTTGCTTCGCCAAGCGCCGTTTCAGGCTCGGCACCGCGTTGATCATCGCGACCAGCCGGTCGTGCAGATCCTTGCCCGACGGGTCCCACCGGGCGACCGAGTAGAGGATCTTCTCGCCCAGGTAGAACAGGCCGTACAGGCACCGCAGGAGCAGGATCTCGCTCTTGCCGTTCTGGCGCGGGACCAGCAGCACCGCGTCCGGGTGGGTCCACATCCCCGTATCGAGGTCGGTCCGGAGGATGCCCTTCAGGCAGCCTTGCTGCCACGACATGATCGGCTGCGTGACGCGCTGCGCCAGCTCGATCGCGCGGAGGCCGTGCGCGTCGTCGCCGTCGAAGACGGACAGATGGTGCGGCTCCTGCCGCCCCGTGAGCGTCGGGAACTGCTCGCAGTCGATCGGCGGGAACAGATCACAGACCGGCGAGGACATCGCCCTGTGTTTCGCCCGCGCCGGCGGCCTGCTCAGCCTTGGCGCGGCGGATCTCGGCGAGTAGCTGACGGAACACCGTCGAGAGCTGTCGCGACTCCTGCAACGGGCTCGTCACCCGCACCTCGATGACCGAGTCCTTGCCCAGGTCGAGGCGCATCCAGGTGTCCTCGTCGCCCGACAAGATCAGATCGAGCCGATGCAGCCGATCGGCCATCCGGCACGCCTCGGTGATGAGCAGCTGCGTCGGAACGTCGTCGTTCTCGTCCTCAAGCGCCTCGCGCAGGCGCTCCCCGACCTCACCGAGCACCGCGACCGCCCCTGAGCAGGGCAAATACGCCCGATGTCGACGGAAAAAACGCCCGTTCACAAAAAAAGAGCTGACGGGGAACGGTCATTTCGGGGTGCCCCCCTTCGGATATTTTCGCGGGGGGGACCCATGGCCCCCGGGTGGGGTGTCAGGGCCAGTCGAGGTAGAGGGTCGGGCCCTTCCTCGCCGCGTCGGTTGGCTGGAGCTGGAGCGCGGGGCGCAGGTGGTCGCGGGAGCCGTCTCCGCGTTCCTCGTTGCACCACGAGTGCAGGAGGCGGTCGGCGATGGTCCCGCCGCGTTTGCGGGGGATGGTGTGGTCGCCGTGGAGCCCTTGGGCGAGGAGCATCGGCTTGCCGCACCACCAGCACGGGGTGCCGTCGATGTGGCGTGACTTGAGTGACTTGACCTGCTGTTGGTGCCGATACCCGAGCCCGCGTTGGGTGGTGGTCTTGCGTGGTGGCATCGGCGTGCGTCACTACCTGCGCAGGCGTGAGCGCCGTGTCTCGTCGGTCACGGGGGCGTCGCTCCCCTCGGTGGGGGCGGCGGCTTCGCCGCCGTCCACCGCCACATCAGTGGTGGTGGCACCGGCGTCGGCCGCGAGCTGTTCGCCTGTCGCCTCACCCGACGGATCACCGTCGGGTGTGGTGGCCGTGTCGTCCTGCTCGGCCGGGGGGATGACGGGTGCCTGGTACTCGACGGCCACGGGTGCTGCTGCGTTGACCACGGTCCCGTGCACCACGGCCTCGATCGTGCGGACCAGGTCACGCACGGCGTCGAGTGCGCCGTCGACTCCCTCCTCCACCTGGTCCACTGCTGCCTTGAGTTGGGGCAGGTACTCGCGGGCGATGGTGGTGTGGATGTCGACGATGTCCTCGGTGATGGTGCTGCTCATGGGTGGTGCTCCTTCGGTGTGGGTGTCGTGCTCGGTACTCCTCGGCCACGCGGCTGAGCTGGGCGAGGTAGTAGATCGGGAGGCAGGGAATCCACAGGGCCAGGGCACCCAGTCGTCGGGCACGCTGGCGCATGGTCAGTCAGTTGAGTTGGGCGAGGTCGTCGATCAGCTGCGACATGGCGAACCCCTCGGGCGATGCGGTGGTGGTCAGCCGGTCGGGCGTGATGTAGACGATCGCCTCGTCGGCGTACTGCTGGATGAAGCGCGGGGTCACGGGGTGCGTTCTCCCCCACGTGACGACCTCGACGAATCCCCGGCGGGCCACGAGGCTGACGTAGTGGCCACCGGCCGAGGTCGCGCCGGGCGACACGTCCCAGACGTGGCGGGCGTCGAACTGCTCGATCGCGGTGGTCGGGAGGTCGAGCCCGATCCCCACGGCGCCGAACAGCCAGGCCGCGACGTA